TAGTTCTTCTGTTTCGGCAATTACAATTCAGAGTGTTTATAGTGCGTCAACGGGAACTACATCAATTTATGAAGTAAGTAAAATATCTGCGGAAACATTTAATTACACTGTGGCGAATCCTCCCTTACAAATTGTTGCAATAGGTTCAAACGTAATTTCAGGAGGAACAATACTTAATGGGCCAAATTTGAATGGTAATATAAAAATAGCATCTCAAATATCAGGAACAACAGGAGGTGTTGGTTTATATAATATTACAAATATACAACCACCAACATCATCACCATTTGTTGTTCAAGGAGCATTCGTTCAAGGAATCGGATCGCAACAAATTCAAAATTTGATTAATAATGGTAAATTGGTTTTGATGAATACCACCAATTCAACAATATTTGAAACACCTGGTTTTGACACTAACAATCTTCAAAGATCTATGAGAGTTAGTCCGTGGTCTGTTGTATTGAGACAAATAACGGACGCGAATACTTATTTTGTTGTTCCATCTTTCGGTGCGAATTTAAATCAGGCTAAGTTTGAAGCATTTAAAAATGGTAATATGAAAGTTGAACTTTCAAATAATCCTGCAATGTTTAATGGAAGTGTTAGATTGTTTTGGAATTTACCACAATATGGTTGGTTTGACAATACAAAAGTTGTTAAAAACAATCCTGAAACTTATTTGAAAAAAATAATTAATGATCAAAAAGACCAACAAAACTTTTTAATTACAGGAAAAAATACTGACTATACTGATTTTGAAGAATTTTTCACAACATTCGATACTAAAATTTTAGATTATTTTGAATCAGAGTTTTTAAATTACAGTAGATCTGTTTACGACTATGTTGATACACTACCTGAAAATAAAACATATGAATTAGAAACAACAACAAATGAAAGTAATCCTGACGGAACAATAAGTTTAGAATCTGACAAAGGGTTTAAAAACTTTCATTACTTTATGAGAGAACTTTTAAAGGTAACAGTTCCTGTTGGGAGTTCACCAGAAACAAAATTATCAAGTATTATAGAAAGTCAAAATCAAACGTTTCAAAAGTTATTAAGTTCATTTATGAATTATGATGTGGCATTTAAATATGGAAATCCGTCTAATTTTGATAGAAGATTATTTTTGACATTTTCTACAAGATTTATACAAGACCCAATAATATATTCACCATATAACTTTGGAAATTTACCACCACAAGTTACGCTACAACAATCAAAACAACAAAACCCTAAAACATGGGAAGCTTTGGAATATTATGTTGGTAAATCTTCAATTCCACAATTAGAATACAAAAATAGTGGATCATATATAACGGACTTTTTTATTGACATGAATGTTCAGTTTAATGAAAAAAATGTTAAAGACTTTGCACCGATTATAAAAATATATGCATCTGAAAAATTAAAAGATAATAATTTAAATCTAACTAAGTTTTATTCTTTGATGGATGATTATTTTATACAATCTGACAATTATATAAATAATGTAATAAATACAATGTTACCTTATGTTAGAAAACAATTACCAAATGTTATTATTAATGCCGATGAAAGTGATACGAGAGCTCCTTTAGAGGCTGGTTATACCGAACAAACAAGAACAGAACTTTGGGATACATTTAAAAGTTTGAATGATACATGGATTGCGGGATTTGATTTTCAAAACAAAACATTATTTGAAGACGTGATGTTGGTGGATAGGGCGAGTAGAGATCTTGGAGATAAAATTTTAGTTGATATATTTGAAGTTCAAGACCTTGTTGAAAATGGAAACTACAAGGCGACTTTGTTAGATATGATTACTACAATATTGGTTCAAAATAATTTCCAACACTTTATGTTACCCGCATTTGTTAATTTTTATAACGTTCAGGATGTTCAAAAAAACCCAACACCAAGAACTGAAGGAACTTTAGACTTTGCCAATACTTTATTTGGAACTTATTTGAATGTTGATTACAGAGAAAGTTCACCAAAATTTTTATGTTATTATACAAGTGTTCCAAGCCAACACTTACAAATGAAAGAAAACGTAGATTATAAATATAGGGATGATGCTTTTGACTTAAGAAGGGCGAGTGATAACCCGTTAACTGAAAACCAAGCGAACAAAACAGATTGGGACAAATCTAATAAAGTGGTTGGATTTAACGTAGACTTTGGTAGACAAAATCAACAAACATTTAAAAGTTTTAATGTTGGACAAGATATAGGTAAACCAACTTCAGAATCATTAGAAGTTTTGAATCAAATGGCAAACGTCCAAAGAAACAGAAGAACCACAACACAATCGGTTTCATTGTATAATTTATATAAAAATAGAAGTTATAAATGTAGTGTAGAAATGATGGGATGCGCCTTGATACAACCTATGATGTATTTTAATTTAAGAAATGTTCCAATGTTTTCAGGACCCTATATGATTACAGGAGTCCAACATAATATATCACCAGGAGAATTTTCAACAACTTTTGAAGGGACAAGACAACCTTTTTATAGTTTACCCAAAATTGATAATTTTTTACAATCATTAAATATTAAAATATTATCAACAATAGAAGAAAAATATCGACAAGTTGAAAAACAAAACAGAGAAAAATCAGAAAATGTAAAAGCACAACAGGATAATGTTTTGGCGAACATAAAATCCCAAGAAACTTTAACCAAAAATCAAGATTGTCAAGAAAATATTAATGCTAGATATTTCAGATACACACCTGTCGATACTCCAAGACAAACATCTTTAACAACTAAACAATTGTTTGAGGAGATTAAACAAGAGTTAATATCTCAAGGTTATAGTGAAACAGGTCAAACCACTCCAATTATTACATCAATAATATTCTCGTTTATTTATGTTGACTCTGGAAATGGAACTGGAATTTCAGGTTATGAAAATAACTATAGCACAATAAACTTACAAGAGATATATGGAGACGCTTTCACAAACTATATAAACAAAAGTTATTTTTGTGTTTCTCGAGGTGCCAAGTTCAACTTACCTGTGGCTAGTTTTACGTCAACCAAAGACTTCATCAAATTTGTTATAAGTAAAACTTCACAAATGCCTAATTTAATAGTGGCTGATGCAACAACAAATAATTTAGATTTGGCCAACCCACAAGATCGAGCAACCGCTTATGCTAAACAATATGTTCTTAATTTTCCAATAAACCAACCTGAGAATGTTTATACAACAATGTCCGAACAAGATAAACTTACTTTGAGACAAGAATTTGAACTTGCGTGGAATAAATACCAAGAAGTCCAAACTTTCACAATTAGTTGATATTTATAAATAAAATAAAATATGAACACAAAAATATTATTAGATAACTACTTGGGTAAAAACACAAGAGTTTCAGAGAAAGATAATGGTGACGGAACTAAACAAGTTTGTGATTTAGACACTGGCGACTGTTATACATTAAGAATGAAAGATGGTCTTATTGAAAGAGTTGACAACACCATGAAACAATTTAGAAAAATACAAGTTGAAACCAAAAGTGGTATAAAAACATTATTAAACGGATAAGATGAGAATAGACGAAAAAATATTAAATGAAATTGAAAGATATAGAAGTATCAACAACTATATAATGGAACAAGATGCACCACCACCGCCAGCTGATCCTGTGGCAGGAGGAGAAGTTCCACCACCACCTGCCGATCCTGCGGCGGTAGGAGCACCGGCACCTGATGCAGGTGCGGCACCAGCCCCACCAGCAGCCCCTGAAGGAGAACCGATTGATGTTGCTGCAGATCCTGATGTTGAAGAAGTTGGAAAAGAAGGTGAAGGAGAAACTGAAGAGTTGGACATTACAGATTTAGTTGACACTCAAAAAACTATGGCAGACAAACAAGAAGAATACTTTAACAACTTGTTTAGTCAAATTCAAAAAATGGAAGAAAAATTGGCCGAGATGGATAGTTTAGTTTCTAAAATAGATTCTTTAGACGCTAAAGTAGAAAAATATAGACCAAGAACGGCACAAGAAAAACTACAATTACGATCTTTAGATTCAGGACCATTCAAACAAAACTTGTCAGACTTCTTTAAAGACAAAGAAGAAGAAATGGAAAAAACGGGTAAAAATGAATATGTCTTAACACAAGACGAAGTTGAAAACTTTAGTCCTTCTGATATTGAACAATCATTTAATGAACCAATGGAAGATGAAGACGATATTTTATTAAACAGATTTAATTCATAATTATAAGGTCACAGAAATGTGACCTTTATTTTTTTTTGGCGACACTATTTGACTATAACTTTTTATACACTTATAATTTACACATAAACCTTTAATTTTTTTTACACATGGCGGCAAACGTTTTAGATGCAGTATTAGCACAGTATGAACAATCAACACAGAACAGCACATCGGGCGGTTCTAAAATGTCATCAGAAGATCGAATGAAAAAATATTTCGCAGCTCTTTTGAAGGACAATGAAAAACAAGGACAGAGACGAGTTCGTATTCTTCCTACAACAGACGGATCTTCACCGTTCAAAGAAGTATGGTTCCACGAAATTCCCGTGGACGGTAAATACCAAAAATTTTACGATCCAGGAAAAAATGACAATGAACGTTCACCTTTAAATGAGGTATATGAAGAGTTAATGTCGACAGGACGTGACGCAGATAAAGAATTAGCGAAACAATATAAAGCTCGTAAGTTTTATATCGTAAAAGTAATCGATCGCGATAACGAACAAGACGGAGTTAAATTTTGGAGATTTAAACACAACTACAAACAAGAAGGAATCCTTGATAAAATCATTCCAATTTGGAAAGCAAAAGGAGATGTAACAGATCCTGATAAAGGACGAGATTTAATCCTTGAACTTACAAAAGCAAAAACACCTAAAGGAGCCTTCTACACAGTAATTCAAACTGTTATGTATGATGATCCATCACCTATCTCAGATGACGCAGATCAAATGGCAGATTGGGTTGGAGATGTATTGACATGGGAAGATGTTTATTCTAAAAAACCTTTAGAATATTTAGAGGCGATCGCTCGAGGTGAAACACCACGTTGGGATTCTGAAAAAGGTGGATATGTTTATTCTAACGATGAAACATCTGAAGTTTCTATGGGAGGAAAACCAGCACCAAAATCTATCAATGAAGTCGCTGACCCACAGGTTAACGAGGAAGTTGATGAAGAATTACCATTCTAATTAATTAGAAAAAAAATGTAACGGGAGCAGTTTATTGTTCCCGTTTTTTTGTCTATATTTTTAAAAAAAGAAATTATGAAACCATTTATCGCAGAAAAATTAAAAGAAGCCCTTATAAAAAAATATGAGGCAGAAATCGCAGACGCCGAGGCAAGACTTTATGTTTATTTCACAAGTTCGGTTGGTATTGGAGAACATCCACAACACACCGAAGAAATGGATAATTTAGTTGAACAACTCACAAACGCAAACGACAAATTAGAAACAATTAAAAACTTTAAAATTTACGAAGTATAATGGCACTAAAAAAGAATGATTTTAGTTCGTTGAAGAAAAAGTTTTCTTCGGATGCAAAATATAAACCACAAAGATTTTTTGATCTTGGTCCTGATTTCTTGGATGCGGTTGGTTTACCTGGTCCTGCAATGGGACACCTTAATATGTATTTGGGTCACTCAGATACAGGAAAAACAACAGCGTTAGTTAAAACAGCGGTTGATGCTCAAAAAAAAGGTATTTTACCTGTGTTTATCATTACAGAACAAAAATGGTCTTTTGAACACGCTAAACTTATGGGATTTGAATGTGAAGAAGTTGTTGATGAAGAAACGGGTGAATTAACTTGGGACGGATTCTTTTTGTTTAACAATAACTTTAGTTATATTGAACAAATTACAGATTATATTAATGATCTATTGGATGCACAAGAAAAAGGTGAATTAGATTATTCTCTTTGTATTATGTGGGATTCAGTTGGATCAGTTCCTTGTAAAATGACCTATGAAGGCAAAGGTGGAAAACAACACAACGCTTCCACTTTGGCGGACAAAATTGGTATGGGTATTAACCAACGTATTTCAGGATCACGTAAATCTGATTCGAAACATGAAAATACCTTAATCATTGTCAATCAACCTTGGGTAGAATTACCTGACAATCCATTTGGTCAACCTAAGATCAAAGCAAAAGGTGGTGAAGCAATTTGGTTAAACTCTTCTTTGGTATTCTTATTTGGAAATCAAAAAGGTGCGGGAACAACAAAGATCACGGCAACAAAAGACAAACGAACTGTGAAGTTTGCGTCGAGAACAAAAGTGTCGGTTATGAAAAACCACATCAATGGACTTGGGTTTGAAGACGGAAGAATTATTGTAACACCACACGGATTTTTACCGGGTAAAGATACGACAGAAGAAAAAGCATCAATAGAAAAGTATAAGAAAGAATATGCTGACTATTGGAAAGATATAATCGGAGTTGATGGTGACTTTGATTTGAAAACAGAAAAAGAAGAAGTAGAGTAAGAATCATTTAAGATATTAGAGAGTGTCTAAAACATTATTAGTAGACGGAAATAATTTATTGAAAATTGGATTTCATGGTGTTAGAGATTTCTACCATAATGGAAAACACGTTGGTGGTGTTTGGCACTTTCTAAATACTCTTCGAAAATTTTTAGAAGAACATAATTACAATAAAGTTGTTGTGTTTTGGGATTCTAAAACATCATCTTCACAAAGAAGATTGATATATCCAAAGTATAAGTTAAATCGTAAATCATCAGAAACCGAATCAAAAGAGGAGTCTTTTTTAGAACAAAAACAAAGGGTTAAACAATACCTCGAGGAGATGTTTGTAAGACAACTGGAAACAGAACATGCAGAAGCTGATGACTTAATCGCTCATTACTGTAAAGTGTCGTTAGATGAAGAGAAAACGATCTTTTCAAGTGATAGAGATTTAACTCAACTTATATCTGAAAAAGTATCAATTTATTCACCATCCACAAAACAATATTATGGTATTAATAACAAAATAAAACTTCACGATATTGAAGTTCCATACTATAATGTTAAAACAATTAAAATTCTCACAGGAGATAGTTCCGATAATATTGATGGAATATTTTATTTGGGAGAAAAAACATTAATCAAATTATTTCCTGAACTACTTGAAGATAGAGTTGAATTATCCTATATTTTGCAAAAAGGAGAACAACTCTTAAAAGAAGAAAAAGGGAATGTTGCTCTTCAAAACCTATTAAGTGGTAAAACAAAAGAAGGTATATTCGGAGATGAATTTTTTGAAATAAACAAAAAACTTGTCGATTTGGATGAACCCCTTTTAAATGAAGAGGAAAAAGAATTGGTGGGACTATATTACTCTGAGTCGTTGGATCCAGATGGAAGAGGGTATAGAAATCTAATTCGAATGATGATGGAGGACGGGTTTTTTAAATACTTACCAAAGGGTGACGACGCTTGGGTGAGTTTTTTAAAACCATTTTTAAAACTAACAAGAAAAGAAAAAAACAAGTTTAGAAACAAAAAGTAAAAACCAAAAAAAACATGAAAGAGCAAGATATAACAAAAGTAGAATTTTTGTTAATGTGTAATGAGAACATCGTAGTTCAAAGATTTTTCAACGTAAGAGGGTTTAATAAAAACGCTCACAAGTCAATCGAATTTTATAACCACATGAGAGGATTAACAAATGAGTTAATGTATGGTTTGAAAATGAGATCGGTGTCTTATATGTTGGAAAATCAATATGAAATTTCTGAAAATCCTGAGATCCTAAATACCTCAATTACTGAAGGTCCAGAGTTTTTCAATCTAATTATTAAGGTTGGAGATATGACAATTTGTCATAGACAATTCGACGCGAAACCATACCCACCAAAGGTCAGATACACCGTAGACCTACGCCCAAAGTTAAAATCAATCATGACTGGGTTGACTGACATTTTTTCAGGTAAAAATTTTAATTTTGAATATCCGAGTTTTATTAAAAACTAACAGTATTTATCATTACTAACAAAAGAAACAATATGGCGACAGGTAAAAATTTTGAATATTTGGGGAACACTTTTCAACTACAATTATTAAATCAAATTGTAGTTGATAAAGACTTTTCACACTCGATTATCGATGTGATTGAAAACAATTATTTTGAAAACAAATATTTTAAAATTATTATTCAAATGATTCGTGAGTATTATCTAAAATACGATCACACACCTTCCTTCGAGACATTAGAACAAATCACAAAATCTGAATTACAACAAGCATTGGCGTCTAAAATTGTATTAGACACAATTAAGAAAATTAAAGACGCACCTATCGATGGCGTAGGTTTCGTGCAAGAAAAGGCCTTGAAATTCTGTAAACAACAAGAACTTCAAAAGGTTATGGGGAAGGCACAAAAAATCATTGATGGTGGAGAGTTTGAGAACTACGATACTTTAGAAGAGTTAGTTAAGACAGCACTTCAAGTTGGGGCAAAAGATACATCCATGTTAGATGTGTTTTCAAACCTTGATCAAGTTCTCGAAGAGGATTATAGACATCCAATTCCAATGGGAATTCCTGGTATTGACAGATTGTTGAAAGGTGGTTTGGCAAAAGGAGAGATTGGTGTTATCTTAGCACCTACAGGTGTTGGTAAGTCAACTGTTCTAACTAAGATTTCAAACCACGCATTTAATCTTGGATTTAATGTCCTACAGATATTTTTTGAAGACAACCCAAAGGTTATTCAGCGTAAACACTTCACCTTATGGACTAAGGTTCATCCTGACGATTTGTCAGAGAAAAAAGATGAGGTAATGGCTAAGGTTAGAGAAATCGAAGAGTCAATGCCAAACAAGTTAATTATGAAGAAGTTACCATCGGATACTATGACGATGTTACAGATCAAAAATCAAATTAGAAAAATGGTTTCTGATGGAATTAAAGTCGATATGATTGTTTTAGATTATATTGATTGTATTGTTCCCGAAAAAAACTTGGGTGATGAGTGGAAGAGTGAAGGGTCTGTAATGAGAGCGTTTGAGGCGATGTGTCACGAAATGAATATTGTAGGTTGGACGGCAACTCAAGGTAATAGATCTTCAATATCTTCCGAAGTGGTTACTACAGATCAAATGGGGGGATCAATTAAAAAGGCTCAAGTGGGACACGTAATCATTTCAGTCGCTAAAACTCTACAACAAAAAGAGTTAAAGTTGGCAACTATAGCCATAACAAAATCAAGAATTGGTGATGATGGCGTTGTGTTTGAGAACTGTAAGTTTGATAATGCAATGATCGACATTGACACTGAAAGTTCTATGACCTTCTTAGGACTTGAAGAACAAAAAGAAGAAAGGCAAAGACAACGTGTCAAAGAACTTTTAGAAAAAAGAAAACAAAGAGAAACACAAACAAATAATTAAAAACATGGAAAAAATATTAGTTGAAAACCCAAACAGGTTTGTTATTTTCCCTATCGAACACAATGATATATGGGAATACTACAAACAACATCAAGCGGCCTTTTGGACGGCCGAAGAAGTTGATCTAACTAACGATATTAGAGATTGGGAAAAACTTACAGAAAAAGAACAATATTTTATTAAAAATATTCTATCATTTTTCGCAGCATCAGATGGTATCGTAAATGAAAACTTGGCTGAAAACTTCTATCGTGAAGTGCAATATCCTGAAGCAAAATTCTTCTATGGATTTCAGTTGGCGATGGAGAACATTCACTCACTTATGTATTCATTATTGATCGACACATATATCAATAATCCGAAAGAAAAAGATGAATGTTTTAATGCGATTGATCGTTTACCTGCGGTTCAGAAGAAAGCTAAGTGGGCTTTAGAGTGGATTGAAAAAGCGTCATTTGCAGAAAGATTAGTTGCGTTTGCTGCCGTTGAAGGTATTTTCTTTTCAGGTTCATTCTGTTCTATTTTTTGGATGAAATCACGAGGAATTATGCAAGGATTATGTAATGCAAATTCACTTATATTCAAAGATGAAAACCTACACTGTGATTTTGCAATCCATTTGTTAAACAATCATTTAGAAGAAAAACCTTCTGAACAAAGAATTAGAGAAATATTACTTTCAGCCTTAGAAATTGAAAAAGAATTTATCACTGAATCACTTCCAGTATCACTAATCGGCATGAACTCCAACCTAATGAAACAATACTTAGAGTTTGTTGTTGATGGTTTATTAGTAAAAATGGGTTGTAGTAAAGAATTCAATGTTGAGCAACCATTTAAATTCATGGAACAAATTGCGATTGAAACAAAAGGT